GGTCGTGAACGGCATATGTTCAAGATCACGCATCGTGCGTTGATCGCGAACCCGTTCAACCCCTCCGAGAACATCATGAACTCAGTGTCGTGCTATCTCGTTCTCGATACCCCTTTAATGGGTATGGAGAGCTCTGAAGCCGGCATTGTTGACGCTGTTACGTCGTTCCTTACGGATACGGCCAACCGCGACAAGTTCCTGAACGGCGAGGGTTAATCCCCTCGTCGTCGACAGATCTGAGACGCAACGTTGTACCGTAATGACAACCTCGAAAGGGTATCATGAAAAGTACGGAGTTGGTTCTCATTTCCAAAATGCTTGCTGATGCAGGCATAATGTGTAGTACCTCCATTGATCGTGACCTCCTTACTTTGGAGTCACGTTATCAAAACGAAGGATTATCGTTTTTGACGATAACTCTTCCGACTTTTGCAAAAGGGTTCGAAAGATCCCTTGAGCTCGGTCGCCTAGATCCATCATTATTCCCTTCATTTTCGAAGGTGCATAATGGACAAATCCCGAAATTTCTCTCAGGTATTGTCTCTAGGGTTTTTGATGTTAGTGATGGGACGATTCTTCAGGAGCCTTCCGTTGAAGCGATTGATGGGGTTAGACAGGTTTGTCTCTCCCTACAAAAGCTTAAGATGGAGTGCACAGATGCAAGGAAGCGTAAAGCGACCAAAGCATACCTTTCCTGTGAATCAGACCTTTCTAAAGTACGTGTTAAGTCTTGGAAGTATAACGATTCCTTTCGTTTACTTTCTAAACTTTGCTTTGGAAGACTTTTCGCTGGTGTACAGGAACTCCTGTTACACCAACGCCTTGTCCCTAAGCATGGTCCCGGTGCAGTTGTGGAGAAACTTAGTGGAAACGCTAAGTACTCCTCCTTTACCTGGACCTCACGTCTTCAGAGAGCCATGCCTTCAGACTCTTATCTTTTCAGCAACGCTGAAGATTGGATCTTGAGGCATGAGTCGCTTCGTCATCTTAGTTCTAAGGACGAACCACCTGTGAAGGTGATTTTTGTTCCTAAAACTTTGAAGACTCCGCGAGTCATAGCTATTGAGCCTACTCATATGCAGTACGTACAACAGGCATTTATGTCTGCTCTCGTACATAATATTGAGTTAGACCCAATTTTGGGTCGTTCTATCCGTTTTACGGATAGTACGCTTAATGGTAGTCTTGCTAGACAAAGCAGCATAGATCGTTCATTTGCAACGCTTGACTTAAGCGAGGCTTCTGATCGTGTTCATGCCGCCTTAGTAGTGAGCTTTTGAGCTCATCTCCAGTTCTGCGACGTGCACTTTT